CGGGTCATGCCCAGCTCGCGGCCGACCTCGGTCCAGCTGTAGCCGAACTCGCCGTCGTGCAGGCCCTTGGCCGCGGCGACCATGGCGGCGTCGATGTCGGCGCGGGCCTGTGCCAGCGCGGAGAGGGCCTCAAGGTCGCCGGCCTCGGCGCGGCGGGCCATGCCTCGGGCGACGCGGCCGATCATGGCGGCCATGTCGGGGGCCTCGTAGGACTTCTTGGCGCGCTTGGCGGTGGTGCGGGTGGCGGTGGTGGTCGTCGTCGTCATGTGTCTATCTTGAGCCCTGGAGCTCGGAAACACAAGCCCTAGGCCCCATTAGTTTCTAGTGGCCTAGACCACCCCCTGACCGTCTACCCTGGTGGGGGCCCCACACCCCCTACCACCAGGCACGGGGCCCACGACGGAGGCACCACGATGGGAAAGCGCGGACCCGCCAAGAAGCCAACGAACCTCGCCCTGCTCCACGGCGACCGACCCTCACGGGTCAACCTCGACGCACCCCCCGGCCCCGACGGCCACGCCGAGCCACCCCCCGACATGCCCGCCGACGTGCGCGCCGTCTGGGACTACACCGTGCAGCAGCTCGACGTGATGCGGCTGGCCTCACCAGCTGACCGCGACGCCCTGGCCTGCTACTGCGAAGCGGTCGTGACCCACCGGAAAGCCTCGGCCCTGGTCGCCAAGGCCGGCGTCCTGGTGAGCCCCTCACGCGGCACCGTCCCGGTCAGGAACCCCGCCCTGGCCGCCCAACGCGACGCCGCCATCCTGGTGCGCGTGTACGCCCGCGAGTTCGGCCTGACCCCCTCGGCCCGGTCCGAGCTGACCGCCGGCGACCGCCGCGACACCGCCGGCAGCGCCGCCCGACTCCTGTCCTAGCCGTGACCGTCGAGGCCCCCCCGAGGCCGACCCGGCGCCCATCCGGCCGCCGGCCGCCGACCAAGCTGCCCCGGTGCGGGTTCACCATGGACGGCCGTACCTGCCGCCGGCGCGGCGACCACCTGTGCAAGCCGCGCGCCGACCACGTGAGCGCGTTTTTCGGCGAGCTGCTGGTGCACACGAAAGGCCGATGGGCCAGGCACCCGTTCCTGCTCGAACAGTGGCAGGCCGACGACATCGTGCGGCCGGTGTTCGGCACGGTCATCTACGACGCCACCGAGGCCCGCTACGTGCGGCGCTACAACATCGTGTGGATCGAGGTCGCCCGCAAGAACGGGAAGTCCGAGCTGCTCGCCGGCATCGCCCTGTACCTGCTGGTCGCCGACCACGAGGAAGGCGCCGAAATCTACGGGTGCGCCAAGGACCGCGACCAGGCCCGCAAGGTGTTCGACGTGGCGCAACGCATGGTCGAGCTGTCGCCGGTGCTGTCAGCTCGGCTCGACGTGAAGGCCCAAGCCAAGCGCATCGTGGACCAGGAAACCGGGTCGTTCTACGAGGTCGTCGCCGCCGACGCCGCCGGCAACCTCGGCCACAACCCGCACGGCATCGCGTTCGATGAAGTGCTCACCCAACCGAACGGCGACCTGTGGGAAGCGATGAAAACCGGCATGGGCACCAGGTCGCAGCCGATGCTGGTGGCCGCCACGACCGCCGGGAACGACCCGGCATCGTTCGCCAAGAGCGAGCACGACGAGATGATGCGCATTCTCGAGGACCCGTCCCGGTCGCCGCGCACGTTCGTCTACATCAGGAACGTGCACAAGGACGCCGACCCGTGGGACGAGAGCTTGTGGCCGCAAGGGAACCCCGGCCTCGGGTCGTTCCTGAAGTGGGAGACGTTGCGCAGCGAGGCCGTCGAGGCCCGGTCGAACAAGCGCAAGGAGAACAGCTTCCGGCAGTTCCGGCTGAACCAGTGGGTGCAGCAGACCACCCGCTACATCAGCCTCGACCAGTGGGACGCCAACTGCCGCGAGGTCGCCGCGACACCTGACTGGCTCCGCGAGCGGTACGCAGGCGAGAAGTGCTGGGCCGGCCTGGACCTGTCATCGAAGCTCGACATGACCGCCTGGACGCTCCTGTTCGGCGACGGCACGATCATGTGGCGGTTTTGGATGCCCGAGTCGGTCGTGCCGATGCTCGACAAGCACACCGACGGCCAGGTCGGCCGGTGGGTCGATGACGGGTGGATCGTGGCCACCGAGGGCGACGTGATCGACTACGAGGCCATCTACACCGCCGTCGAGGCCGACGCCGAGCACTTCGCCATCGCCTCGGTCGACTACGACAAGTGGAGCGGCGAGCCGGTGCGGCAAGCCATCGAGGCCCGCACCGGCCTGGACGTGATGCACGAGTCGTCCACCACCTACGAGCGCATGACCCAACCGATGAAAGAGCTGATGAGGGCGCTCAAGGCCGGCGAGCTGAACCATGCCGGCAACCCCGTGGCCCGCTGGATGGCAGACTGTCTGGAGGCGAAGAGCCCCTCAGATGACCCCGACCGGGTAAGACCGGTCAAGCCTGACCGGGGTCAAAGCGGCAAGAGGATCGACGGCATGGTCACACTGCTACTAGCACTTGACGGCCGGCTGACTGTCGACGCCGACGAGCTGCCGGCGGCCGACATCTTCTAAGCGCGAGGGAGCACCCCGAAATGCCACGTCTGGACATGCCCGTCACCACGATCACCCGCGCCGGCGTCGCACCCCCGGCCGAGGTCGTCGGTGACCCGGCGAACAACCACCAGTTCGCCAACGATGGCGAGACGTTCCTGATCGTCCGCAACGCCGGCGCCACCGTCGCCCGGGTGGTGTCGGTGGTGTTCTCCCGGTCCGTCGACGGGTTCGTGCCGGCGCCGCGCACCGTGTCGGTGCCCGTCGGCGCGACCCGCTACCTCGGCACGTATCCACCGGTCGATTACGGCTCGACCGTCGCGGTGAACGTCGACAACGCCGAGCTTCGCCTGACCGCCCTGTCCACTCAGGGCGCCTAGCACCCCTGCCGGCCCCCGCAACCGACCGACCGAGAGAGGCGCCCACCATGGCACCAGCACCCCGCAACTTCGATGAGGACACATCGAGCCCGACGTTCGGCCCAGCCATCGCCAACGTGACCGGCACGCCGGCCGCGACCTACGGGGCCCCCGAGCAGACCATGCTCGCCGACCTCATCGCACGGGTGAACGCGATGAACGCCGTGCTCAAGGCCGCCGGGCTCACCGAGCAGGACTAGGGCCCGTGTCGGATGACTCGGGCGCCACCAGCCGCATCGACACCCGCGGAGGCCTCCCCCGACGCCGCGTGTGGGCCGCTGACGCCCTCGGCCGTGTCGTGAACCGCCGGCTGCTGGCCGTCATGCTGCTGGTCGCCGGCCTGATCGTGGTCACCATCGGCGCGGACATTCTGTGGGGCGACGGGTGGGCGCTGCTCACCCTCGGCGGCATGCTGGTCGCCGCGTCGCTGCTGATCGGCTGGGAGTAACCGATGGCATGGCTCAGACCGTCGACCAAGGCGAGCATCCCGCCGTTCCCGCCTGGCGCCGGCCAGGTCGGCGGCGGCACCGCGCCGGTCGCCGGCGGCGCGTTCCTCGACTGGATCGGCCCCAACCCCAACGCGCTGTATCCCGAGCCTGACTTCCTCACTGCCGCCGATGTCGGGTTCACCCGCAACGAGCTGGTCTACGCATGCATCATGGAGAAGGCCACCAGCCTGCCCGACGCATCGTTCCGGGTGTACGGCGCCGACGGCCAGGGCGAGGCCCGCGAGAGCCACCCGCTACGCCGGCTGATGGCCACCCCGAACCCCTCGATGACCGAGTTCGAGCTGCTGGAGCTGACCAGCATCTACATGGACCTCGCCGGCATCGCGTTCTGGGAAGTGGTGCTCGACCGGCTCGACCAGCCGGCCGAGCTGTGGCCGCTCAGGCCCGACAACGTGCGCATCTGGCCGCAACGCAACGGGCGCACCACCTACGGGTACGTCATCGGCGGCGGCCGCGTGGTGCCGCTGGGGGAGAACGTGCTGGCGTTCAAGTACCCGAACCCGACGACGCCGGCGCTCGGCCAGGCCCCCATGCGCGGCGCGAACCGGGCCGTCGCGCTGGACAATGAGGCCACCGACTTCGTGAAGGCGCTCCTGCAGAACCGGGCGGTGCCGGGCACCGTCATCGAGACAGAGCAGCGGATAGACGAGGACCTGACCGACCGGCTGACCGCCAAGTGGCTCGACCGGTTCGGCAGGCAGAACCGTGGCGCGCCGGCGTTCCTGCAGAAAGGCATGAAGGTCCACAGCCTCGGCCTCGACCTCGGGCAACTTGAGTTCCCCGACCTCCGCACCATCAGCGAGTCACGTATTTGCATGAGCTTCGGGGTGCCGCCGATCCTGGTGGGCGCGAAGGTCGGCCTCGACCGGTCGACGTTCGCCAACTACGCCGAGGCCCGCCGGTCGCTGTGGGAAGAGACGTTGCTGCCCCTGCAGAAGCGCATCCAGCAGGTCGTCGTCGCCAAGCTGATGCCGATGGTCGAGACAGGCCCCCGGCCGCGGCG